GCGGTTTGATAGCAACCGGCAACGTGCGGACCTTCCGGCATACCTCGCAGGCAATCTGCACGCTGCCGGCGGGTGCATCAGACTTGAACAGGAGCCGTCCGCACTGCGGGCAGCGATAGTCCTTCACGCCGCCAGAAACCTGCGCCAGAACTGCTTCACCTGATGCTCGCGGATGATCGTCGACCACGCCTCGGGCCACTGGCGCGCGTTCCGTTCAAGGCTGTGGTGCTCGGCCACGCGCCGGCGTTGCGCTCGCTGGAGCCGGCGCCGGAGCGGCGCGTCATCGATCAGGCGGGACAGCGCGGACGTCCATTCGGCCGCCGTCTCGGCCACCAGGGCGTCCGCGCCGTCGCTGACAACGGGTCCGTACAGCGTCGGTGACACGACTGCAACGGCACCCGCCAGCGTGTATTCCCACAATTTGATGGGCGTCTTGCAGGCGCTGACACGCTCGCGCAGCCGATGTCGACGTTGCGCAGATCGAGGATGTACTCGTTGACTGGGCGCCATTGGAACACGTGCAGCCGATCTCGCGGCACTGCGTCGTAGAGCAGCTCACTGGGAAAACCCTGGACGACGAAGTGGACGTGCGGGTAGCGCTGGGCGATGTTGTGCCAGGCGGCGGCGACCGCGACGAGGTCCTCGGGATACCGTGCGCCGCCCGACCAGCCTATCGTGACAGGCGGTACAACGCGCCGCACCCCGCGCAGCGTCCCGCGGAACCAACGAACATCAATGCTGTTTGGCAGCGTGAACACTGGAGTGTCCACGTACTGCCTGACGACCCTTGCCAGTCTTTCGTTGCTGACGGTGACGCCGTCGCAGAGGCGGAGGGCGGCGATGCGGTCTCGGCGCTCTTGCTCGAGGAGCTCGAGCGTTTTGTTCGGCTCGGTCGTGGCGCGCTGTCGTTCGGCAATGGCTGGGTGGAAGATGTCATCATCGACCTCGTAAATGACGGTGAGCCCCGCGGCGTGCAGTTTGCTCACCCAGTTGCGGGCAACGGCCTGGTCGGACCACGACAGTCGCGGGAGGATGACCGCCTCGTACACGCCCATAGCGATCTGGTTGAACACTTTGGGCGTGTCGTCGAGCGGGCACCATTCGGCCACGTAGCCCTGGCGGGTGAGCTCCGCGAACGGCTGATACACCCGCCACAGCGCGCAGCCATTCTCGTCGCCAGTGAGCGCCAGGACGCGCGGCGATGGTGTCAAGCAGCTCCCTCGCGCACGACGGGGATCAAGCCGAGCGTGCAGTTGGGATGGGCGAGCTGCGGGTGGTCGGTGATCGGCACGACGGTGCCATTCCTCGAACGGCATGGCTCATCATCGTCGCCATCGATGATCGTCACCTCGTCGACCAGACCCGTCGCGCGGTAACGGTTCAGCGTGGCCTCGTTCTGCGCGTGCTGGAGTTCGGTCCGGGCAATCATCTCGGCGCGACCGCGCCAGGTCTCTTTGTAGAGCCCGTCGACACCGTGGTAGCCCGCCTCGGGCACGCCGTGGGCGATCTGCCAGTTACTGAAGCCGAGTTCCTGGCCGAGGCGGAGTTGCTCAGCGATCAGCAGGCGTGTGTACTCGTCGATCCTGACGATGCGATGGCCGGCGTCCACGAGGATGCGGTTCACCTCAGAGTCGGTGATGCGGAAGTTCTGAATGCCGAACGCGCGGCCGACCGCCACGTTGATCAGCCGCAGCAGGACCTGGTAGCGCCGTTCGAAGATGGCCGCGAGCCGGCGCATCTCCTCGGGCGAGTCGTAGACATCGCCGACCTCAGGCACGACAAGCCCAACCCATCTCCGAGTACGCGAAGAATTGCTCGGTGCGCAGTACCTCTTCAGGATCGATCGCGGCGATGGCTTTTTGTATGACAGGTTCTAAGAACGCCTTGTCTTGTTGTCGCCGCCACTCGGCGTGGCGTTGTCGACCCAAACGTTTTCTCTGCTGTATGTAGACAATGCGGTCCACATTGGTGCGACTCATTCCATACTCTTTGGCTAACGAGCACTTGCTTCGTCCAGCCTCGTATTGCTCAAAGATGACGCGATCGCGGTCTTTCACCGCATCCCTGTCCTGATGGGTGGAGCAGTAACCGATCCCTGGCCTGACTGGCGATCGACACGGGTAACTGGTCCAGCCTTCCCCTGCGACATACAGCCGACTGGTCCCCTGGCACACGTCAGCCAACGAGGTTCCGCTTGACCCGCCTGCGCTGCCCGTCGAAATACCGATCCATGCTCTTTTCAAACCCCGGCTCGAGCGCATCGCTGAATGCCTGGATCAGCTCGGGCAGACGGTTGATGGCTTCAGGGTTCGGCTTACGCGCCTTCTGACCCGGTGGCAATTGCTCCTGGTCGTCCTGCTGCTGACCAGGGAATTGCGGCATCTGTGGCCGCGGCAGCTCACCCAGATCGGGTGGGAGGCCAACGTCGGAACGCGCCTCGTCGGGCCGCACCCAGCCCGTCTTGACGGCCCTATCGAGACGCGCCCACTTGTTGTCCTCGTCCTCTTGCAACGCTCGTAAGTCAGTGATATCGAACGCCAGTTTGACGCTGGTATCGGAGTTGAACTCGGGCAGGAGCTGCGCGTTCAGCACCGCGGCATCGAACGAATACAACGGCAGGATGGTCATCTCGGCGAACATCTCGCGCGCCTCGCGGAAGTTGGCGTAGGTCGAACGGTCTAGGCCGGCACCCAGGCCGGCGATGATGGCGGGCACCCGCAGCACGGCGGCGATTCTCTCTTCCGGGATGCGGTGCAACGCCTTCATGTCCATTTGCTCAGGCGAGAACCCATAGGGGGCCATCGTCGCGCCGCCGGTCAGCACACCCACCCGGCCGCGGTTATTGCCGCCGAAGCGTTCGCTGAGCTGGTCCTTGAGGACCTCGGCTTCTTCGCCCGTCATGGTCGTGTCGGACGGCACCTGGACGATCATGCCGGCGGACCCGCCGTTATGCAGCATCGCCGTCTGCCACTGGTGGGCGTAGTCGTCACCCATCACCTCGCGCACGAGTTTGGCGAGCGGCGAGCAGCCGATACGGTTGTCCTTGTCGTCGATCCCCAGGCGGAAGTGGATGATGTCCTCGGGCGGGATGCGTTCGGGGTCCTTGCTCATGTCGTACAGGTAGGCGTAGTACGAGATAAAGACCCCTCGAGCGGCGTCCTGCTTCGTCGTCACGGGCTGAATGCGAGCGGGCGAGATCGGCCAGAGCTGGACGACGTTGCCGGCGCCGGCGCGTGTCTTCCGCCAGTAGGCATTGCCCGACACGTGCTTGCACCACTGCGTGTAATGCCAGAGTTCTTCCCGCGTGTGGACTGGGTTTGGGTGATCGAGGACGGCTTGCAGTGGGTGGTCTGGAATGGCCTCGCGATCGCCAGGTTCGGTCTCGCGGTAGACCCTGGTCGGCGCTTCTGGGTAGGCCGTGCCGATAGCGCTCAGGCAGGCAAACACCGCACTGTTGGCGTCGTTGTAGTGGTACGCCGAGTAGGTGAGCTCGGTCGCGCCTGGCCCATGCACGAGGATGCCCATGCGGATCGCTGAGGCGACGTCGCGGTCGGAAGCAACGCTCGGGCTGAGCTGGTCAGGGTAGTAATACAGCTTCTGCTCAGGCGCCTTGTCTGGCGTAGGTGCCGCGCGGCGGAATCGATCAAGAAAGCCCATCAGCCCTCCTTAGCCGCGCGCCTTCGACGCATATCGATACGGCGAAGATCAACGTCGGAATAGCCCGCTTCTAAGGCATCGATCCACGCCTGTAAATCTGGCGCTCGAATTAATCGTTTGTCGCCAACCTTCACCCAGTGCAACCGACCAGATTGCATCTCTTTGTAGATCATGGTCCGACTCAGGCTCACGAGGGCACACACCCTGTTGATGTCGTAGAGCATCGGCTCCATCAGAAGAACTTGACCTCCTGGCCGCCGATACATGCTGATGCACACCGTCCACCACGGTGCGTGGTACAGAGAGCATTTCCGTCCACATAACACCTCGCGCGGCTCGTACAGCCATCAATCTGACACGGCCCAAAGTCGCAATAGGTCGCCACATAGCAATCCCCCAAATCGGACCAGTGCCATTCCACCCACGGTTTACCCCAGGCTCCGCCGCGCGGCTCGCCGCTTGGATACGGCTGTCGAGATGGCATCAGAAGAATTTGACCCCCTGGCCGCCGAGCATGAGTTCGGTGATGGCCCACACCCGGGCGTCGAGCCGGTCAGGACTGGCGTCGCCTGAGTCTGGCACCCAATTGCACAGTTGATCCTCGAGTTCGGCGAGCATGCCGACGTGGTGGATTCTGCCCTGCTCGTCAAGGGCGGATACGGGCTCAGCGCGGAGCTGCTTACCACGCGAAGCGTTGACGAGTTTCACAGGGACCGTGGGATCGACGGCTTTGATGGTGGCCTCCACCATCGCGCCGCCGTAGTTGCCTTCGGCGATGATGCGGTCAGCTTTCAGCTCGTGGTAAAGCTGGACAGCGCGTCTTGCCCAACGCTCAGGCGCGAGACGGTCCGACACGTCACGCAACACATACGCATGGGCATCCTGACCTCGGCCAGCCGCCACAATTCCGACCTCCGCGTGGCCCTCTGTGCTTCCTCCGCTAGGGTCAATAGCAACCACAATGCGCAGCATCGGCGGAGCTTCACGTACTCGGTTCTCTTCGAGTTTGTCGCGTGTCCACAGCGCTCCAGGGACATCGGTCAGAATCTCCGCGGCGAGTTCCTGGCGGCCGAGCCGTGTGCCGCCGTACTGGTTGTAGAGCTCTTGTCGGACGTCAGGGTGGAGGTGCGGGTTGTCGTCGGTGTGGGCCGTAGTCAGGACGGTGCGCGGGTCCTTGAGCAGCTCGAGCAGCTTGGGCCGCGGCTTGGGTGTGGTGGTGATGACCACTCGAGGACGTGGGCCGAGGCGGAGGCCGAGCCGCATCATATCCCAGCATTGCTTGGCCTGACGCCAGGAGGCGAACTCGTCGCACCAGACGAGATGGTGCTGCGGACCGCGCAGGCGCTCC